GGCAATACGGGCATCTTGGGCGGTAAAAGGCACAATTTCAAACGGCAATTTATCCAACTTAGCAAGGTTTTCCGCTTTACGCTGGCTTTTTTCAGCCCCAAAACAGAGTTCAAATAACACGATACTGGATAAGCCAAAATCAGCCGGCTTGTATTGTGTCAATTTTTCGATAAATTGCGGCTGACGATTCAGTAAGGCAATCACAGCATTCGTATCAAGCAGGTATTTCATTCAAAACAGCTCCACTCTCTTTCTTGTGCCGATGTTTGACGTTCTGACTGTACCGCACTCACAAAAGTCGGATCAAGTTCGCCTAATTCATCTAGCCAATCCCAGTTATTGACGACTGGTTCAATAATCACTTTATTACCTTGTTTTTCAATCCGAACTTCTTCACCGGCAAAACGAAAGGCTTTCGGTAATCGAATAGCTTGTGAATTGCCCGTCCAAAATAATTTCGCTGTTATCATAATTTGCCTCCTTAAACGTATCTACTTTTAATATATATTATATAAAACAGGCTGAACCTGCAATACCATAAGGGAAACCTTAGGCAAACAAAAAGCGACCGTGGTCGCTTTCTTACTTCACCAATAATCAACTCATCTGATTACCCTGTTGAATAAAGTCATCAATTCGTTTTCGAATGGCTTTCATTTTCTGCTGAATAAACTTTTCTTCTTTCCGACCAAATAACGTATCGTGATCAACCATAAAACGTACCGATACTGTTGTTTGCTCTGGATTATCTTCATATTCAAATGTTAGCAACACAAGCGGATCATTTTCAGTATAACTAATACGGGCGTGATATAAACCAATATAGTAAGGCGATGCACCATAGGATAAGCTACTGTCTTTAGCACGCCCAAATAGCCTATCTTGATTTTCAATATAAATTTCGACAAACTGTTGCTGTTGCCACAATGAAATCAACTCGGCTAAATTTGCAGAGTGTTGATCAATCTGTTGTTCGGTAAAACCTAGCGCTAGACTGATTTCTGTGAATAAGCGATGGATTTCTACAAATTTAATATGTTTACGTTCTAACATTTTGTTTCGTTTGAGTCTGTTTAAGTTGCTGATTCAAAATGTGCAAAACATTCTGCTTAGTCTCTTGCGGTGTCTTGCCTACTACTCTAGTACCACCAATTTGGGCTGTTTTATCCACAATTTCACGGATATAAGGTGCATTTTCATTCATATGACCTCCTGTTGATAAAAATGGACAATATCTGATCGCATTGTCCATTTTTCCCGTGTGATTGTCAATTACCCCCGATCCCGCAAACTGCGTTTAGCTTGGGCTTTGCGTTGTTCTTTGAACAAATAAGTTAAAAGCGACCGAAGTCGCTTTTCTCTTGTACTCTCGCTAAGCAATAATACTAATGCCCTTATGTTGTACCAATGTTAGCAGTTTTAATGCTGCACCACTTGGTTTTTTCACCCCCCTTTCCCATTCAGACACAAGATTTTTGCTGATATTCAGATAATGGGCAAACACTGCCTGCGAAAAATTTTCTTTTTCTCGGATTGCCTTAATTTCTGCTGGTGATAATGTTTTCACCGGTGTTAAGCACGATTTATCAAACTGCTGTAATGTTTTTTTATCCATTACGCCTGCATCATATAAGTCCAACGCATTTTCGTGAATCATTTGTGCAATTTCACTGTTATAACTCATTACTAAATACCTCAATTAACACGCCTTTCTCAACCAATAGCTGAATTTGCTTTGGTGTATAACTTTCATATTGTTTAGCTAATAATTTCAAACTGTGTAAGTCTGTTTCGGAAATATTATCTTGTTTACTCTTCGCAAAGCCTACCACAAAAAAATGATTATGGTTGATTTTATAGAAAATTAATGTTCGATAGCCACTCGACTTTCCTTGCCCTTGCCGTGCAACACGCTGTTTAATAATATTGCCACCTAATTCAGCATCAATTAACCCTTTTTCAGCTCGCTCAATCGCTTCAAGCAAAGCCTTGTCATCAATATTCTGTTTAGTGGCAAATTTGGTAAAGGCTCTTGTTTTAAAAATTCGCATTGATTATTCATCTATCATCTTTAGCGTTATACTAGAAGATAATGACTGACCTGTCAATTACCCCCGATCCCGCAAACTGCTTCGTTGTTTGGCTTGGGCTTTGCGTTGTTCTTCTGCCAAAATACGTTGTATCGTTCGAGCAATGTCCGCTTCAGACTGCCCTTGTGCCGCATTAATTGTAATATTGACCGTTTGATTCACCGAACCGACCGCTTGTGGTTGGCTAATGGCACTCACTGGCGGGCGACTATCTACCTGTACCATTGGTTGAGCCACCGCAACCGTTGAGCCTAACGCAGCCAGTCCTGCCATTTTGCCATAGTTCAAACGGTTAAGGTTGGCAATCCCGATACGACTGGTCGCTTCTTTGGTCATAATATATTCGCCGCCGTGATAAATCCCTTTTGGCTCATATTTGCCACCGTTGCCGGCATAACCGCCCGACCATTTTTGATCAAGCCCTAACCAAGATTTTACACTATGCCATTTATCACTAATGTAATGCCCTGCTTGATTAACTTTTTCACTGGCATAATTTTTAATCCCCGAACCTAAATCTTTTGCCCCCTGTTTAATGCCTTCCCAAGAAATTTTGCTCAAGTTATCAATCAACCATTGCACTCCATTTTTCAGGCTTTCAAGCGGTTGTAGGGCATCTGAAAGCCAACTTTTAATATTTCCCCACACCGTTGCTGCTTTATTTTTTAATTCGTCCCATTTTTGGCTAATCCAATTTGACACACTTTCGGAGACTTTCCCCCAATTCTGAATCAACCAAATAATACCTCTAATCAAGGGAATAATCGGAAATAAAATATTTAGGATTGGGTTATTATCAAATACTTCGCACACCCAGTTCCAACCGGATACTAACGCTTGTTTAACCGTATCCCAATTTTTCCAAAGTAAAACCAACACGGCGATTAATGCAATGATCGCTAATACAATCCAAGTTATCGGATTTGTCAGTAGTGCAGCACTAAAGGCAAGAATTTTTGGAATTACCGCTAAAAAGGCTCTGCCCATTAACAATAACCCTTTACTTGTCCAGGCAGTTACTTTAAGTAGAATTGTGCTAAATTTCCAAAACGCTAATCCAATCCGTAAAATAGGGTAAATCACATAACTCAAGATCAATGATGAACCACCCAATACTAATAAAAATGCCGCAAAATAAGCGGTCGCCTGTGCAATACTTTTCGTTAATTCCGGATTTGCTTTAACCCATTGGCTAATAGAACGTAGCCAAACAGTAAAAGATTGGGTCTGCTCTCTCAGATCATCTGAAATCGTATCATAGATAGCTAACCCAATATCCTCTTTAGCAGAGGAAAGGGATTTAATATCGCCCAATAGGTTATCCGTCATCGTTGTGCTAACTTTTTCAACCGTACCTTTGGCATCTTTCAACATATTTTCGTAATTTTGAATGACACCATCAGCTTGACTCACTAATTCAGAAGCCCCTGCTAATCCGATTTTGCCAAAAATATCATCAAAAATTCCTAAACGCTCCCCTGTTCCCATTGATTTGGTTTTGTCCATAATCTCTTTGAGAATTAAAGGCACATCTTTTAAATTCCCCTTCGCATCTTTGGTTTTTATTCCTAGCTTATCCAGTGCTTTTTTAGCTTCTTTCGGCGGTGCAGCTAAACGAACAAACATATTTTTTAAGGTCGTTCCCGCCTGTGAACCTTTTATCCCGACATTACCTAATAATCCGGAAAGTGCTGCGGCAGATTCAAATGATTGTCCCGCAGCGGTTGCAATTGGTGCACCTTCTTTCATTGTTTCATAAAGGGTTTCTAAACTGGTATTGGACGTGGTAAAAGTTAAGGTTAGTACATCAGCTACACGCCCCATATCATCTGCTTGAATTTTAAAACCTGATGAAATATCCGAGGCAATATCAGCCACACGGGCTAAATCTGTCCCTGAAGCCATTGACATTTGTAACATTGACGGAGTCGCAGCTTTAATTTGTTTATCGTTGAACCCTGCCATTGCTAAATACCCCTGTGCATCAGCGACTTCAGAAGCCGTAAATGCCGTTGTTGCACCAAGATGAATCGCCTGATCACGCAATGCCTTGATTCTCTCAGCATCTTTCTCCTTATCCAAACGGGTTAATGCCTGTACTTTGGAAAAAGATTGCTCAAATTCTAAGGCGGGACTTAGCATTGCATAGCCACCACCTAAAAGAGCAGTACCGCCCATCATTGTTTTTTGTCCAAATTGCCCAACACGATCCCCCTGTGCTTTGAGCTTTTCAGCCTGTTGTTTATATTTGGCATTCTGTCGCTGCTGCTGGTTAAGACGTTTTAATCGCTCCTCCTGCTGTTTTATTGAACCGGAAGTCTCTTTCATTTTCCGCTTTAATTCACTTTGTGCCACTGCCATTTTTTTCGCATCAAAGCCTGCCTGCTTAAATTCAAGCCGAACCCTGCGAGTACGATCAATTAAAGCCTGTTTTTTCTGCTGTAGCTGAACCACTGCTTGCTGTGCTTCTTTTAATTTCTGTTTAAATTCAGCGGTTGGATTTTTAGCATCATAAAATGCCCGCTGCATTGCTTTCGCCTTTTGACGAGCCCGCTCTAATTTTTGGCTTGTTTCATTAAATTGTGCTTTAAGTGGATTAAGGGTATCTCGGTATTTTTTAATCTGTTTCTCATTTTGGTTAAACTGGCTGTTTAATTGGCGTAATGCGTCCTTACTTTCTCCAAGTGTACGGGAAAGCCGTTGTGCTTTTTGAGTCGCTTTTTGAAATGGCGCGGTGAGTTTATCGACCGTAGAAAGCAGAACTTGTAGTTTAAGATTTTGGCTCATTATATTTTCTATCCGATGCTATGTGTAAATTAGACTATTATGAATTTGTAGTGAACAATCTATTTTTACCGTTTTATGTGAAAAAAAGATTGACACACTCAGCAGAATGTCTAATCATTAGGCTTAATAATATAAGGAGGAAATAATGCTTGATTTATTCGTTACCTTCTTCTTTGGATTGATGGTTGTCGGTAGCCTATTATCCGTTGCAATTCTTGGTATTGCTTTTGTCGGTTCAGTTACATACGGCATTATTGGTGGTATCTTTCAAGGCGTAAAAGACTTTAAAAATAGTTAATCATCAAGGCGGTTTAACCGCCTTTTTTATTGTAGGCAAGATGTGCCAACACAATATTTTCTATCATTGCCTGATCATCACCACTAAATCCGAGCAATTCCCGCTGGTCATATTTTACTTTCCAGTTCAAATGCCGTAAGACACGGCTAGACTTCCCGTGTTGGTGAATATCGGCAATAAAACCGGCTTGCCCCGCATACCCAATCTCTACCCCATCCCCGTTGGTACGGGTTTTCATTAGCCGTGCGGTGCGGAGTTTGGCGAACATTGCTTTTTGTTTTACCTTGCCACGCTTTACTCGCTTTTGCACTTTGCGTGGGGCATACGGCGTGCCGTCCGGATTTTTCTGCGCGGCGATGCGTTTACGTTGGGACTGGGCAAGCTGTTTGCCTATCTCACGGGTGAGAGCCTTGCGTTGTTGTGGGCTAAGTTGTTGCACAAGGGCTTGTAGGTGCGGGGTTACGGTATCAATAATCGTCATTGGTTTGCGCTTGGGAGTCGAAAATCAGTCGGTCGAAATGGTATAAACGCCAACGCTCAAGGGGGATCCATTCGGTCGGTTGCGGTTCGTTGCCGTGTTTTGCGGTAAATTCCCCTTCCTGTTCCTTGACAATCACCCGTTCGGTGAGAGGGATTTTGATGTAAATATCATAGGTTTTGTGGTTGTTCGGTTCAATCTCAAAGGTGATTTTGCTCTGATTTGCCGGATTGAGCAGCAGTTCCGACTGTTCAATCCGCACAAAATTAAGGATTGGCACAAACAGTACATCGGGGTGATAGGGAAAATCGGTGGCAATCACTTCCAAATCGTAGTGATATTCAAAAGATAGTGAGGCTGCGCCGGTCAGTTTCAGGTTGCCGTTGTCAAACTGCAAAATCAACTGGTCGGGATTTTGCTGAAAATAGGCGATGGATTGGGTGAGCAAATCACGCAGACGGTCGGGTTTTAACATTGGCGATAGCCTTTTTGTCGCTGTTCGGCAATCCGTTGGCAATCGACACAACGGGTGCAGCCGAGAATATGTTTGCGACGGAGTTCGGGGATCACGTCGCCGCAATCTTCACAGTAGGTGGCACTGCAAGCGGTCGGTTTGGCCCGTCTTTTTGCAAGGGCAAATTCCCGCTCACGTTCTGCCAGTTCATTGGCTCGGTCAATTTGGTCTTTCATTGGCTCTGTTTGCTCTGTGTGGCGTTGTAAATCTCGATACACTGTTGGTATGCCTGCAACTGAATTTGACACAATTCAATCGTCGTCAGGCTTTGGTCTAGGGCTTTTATCAAATCACCGTTGGTGTTGAGGTGATGAAGATTGGGCTGCCGGCAATGATTTTCGCTGGGGCAAATCAGCGGATTGGGTTTGATGATGTTTGCCGGCTCGTTGTTTGAGCAAGCGGCCAAGGCGATCAGGCACAGGCTGTTTAGCCCAATTTTGCTGTTTTTCCAGTTCGGCCAAAATGTCATTGGTGCGTTCCTCTGCGTGTTGAAGTTTGCTTAATACGTTTTGATGTAGCGCTTTCACTTGGCTTTGGTACTGGGCAATTTGAATATGGGCATTTTCCAGTTGGTTCGCCAGTTGCCGATTATCCGCTTTGATGAGCGTCAATTCTTTTCCCGCCGTGATAAGCTGCTGCTCTTTGCTTTTGTTTTGGTAGCACAAATAGCTACTCACGCTAAATAACACAATCACCGAGGCGATCATTGATTTGCCAAAGGCGGCACTAATGAAATGAGTCAGCATTTTATTTCCTATTTGATCATTTGATGAAAGTTGATTACACTTATCAAGAATTAAGGTTTTGGTTAATAACAATGTGGAATTTATTTAAACGCCCTATCAAAAAAGATACCCTTGATGCGTGGGTTAAAATCCTTGAAGATTGTGCAAAAGTGGCGATTGTCGCCATTCCTGTTGTTATGTTTGGTGATAGTGAATCGCACTATCTCATTAAATTATTCCGTACACTCGGTTTAGTTGTCATCGCATATCTATTATTAGCCGGCGGTCGTAAACTGCGTGAATCACCGGAGATTTTTACTCAATCACATAATACGGAGGATCCACAATGAATGTTTTTCTCAATATCCTTGATGTGCTAATTGTGGTTGCTATTCCACTTGGGCTTTATATTGCCATTAGCCGAACTATTGATAATGCAAAGCGTAAAGCAGAGCATAAATAGTGAATATCGGTTTTCTTATCTCTGTTATTGGCATACCTTTATTTTTCTTGGTATGTCTGCTTTATGTGCTGAAAGATGCACCAAAGCATCACTAGGTTATTGAAAGGGCATTTACGCCCTTTTATTTTGCCAAACACAACCCTTTCTCTTTCTCTCGCCGAATTTCCAATCCCCGTAATTTCTTGCCGCCGGCATACACCCATTTCGGCAATTCATTGCACGCGCCGAGATAATCGCCGGCATTGGCTTTGCGGAACATTGTTGATTTTCGCATTGCGCCGCAACCGACATTAAATGTGATTGAAGTGAGTGCATCAAATACGCCCTGCGGCAGCCTTTTCCCGTTGGCATAACGGTTTACGCACTGCTCCGCCGTTCGCAAATCTTTCGCCCAACGGTCGGCTATCTCTTGGTTCGTATAAAGTCGGTTCGGATCAATCGCCTCGCCACCTGCGGCGGTTGAACCAATCCCAACCGTCAGCACGTCGGCAGGGCATTGATACGGATCACGGCGACACCCTTCGGCATTGCCGATAATCGCCATTCCCGCTTGGCTGATGCGTAAATCAGGGTGGGATAACTGGACTAAGCCAATAATGGCTGACACGCCGCACACTACGGCAGCGGTAAATTTAGCGCTTTTGCTCATCGTCAATAATATCCTGTAAGTTAATTTTGTAACGGCGTAAGGCTTCTTTTTTGATTTTCAACTCTTCGGCTTTGTAGTGCCAATTCATTAAGATTGTCAGCAAACCAAACAAAATGCCTAAAATCACGCCCCAGTCAGACAGATTTAGGCTAGAGATGACGGTAATAAATGCCCCAAAAAGCGAGGTATTGTCGTGTTTATCCATTTTTATTAGTCCCATAGGCTTACCGTTTCTTTACGAGTAGAGGTGGTACGAAACTCAATATCAGGCATTTCCACCTGTTGCCCAATGGCTAAAATAGGGCTATCAGCAAGCTGTGGGTTATATTCTAAAGCCAGCTCAACCAAGCCTGTGGTGCGTCCGTAGTGGCGATAAATCAATAAATCAAGCGTGTCGTCTTGGATTGCGGTTAAAATCATATTAATTCCGAAATTAAGCCGTTTT